GAACCTGTCAAGTTGTTTGCCGCAGCGGCTGTCAAAGAACCAGTTATCACAAAAGTTAGAACGTCAGTACCACCCTGAATTGGAAGTCCGGTGTATTTTGTAAAAGCATTCAAAGTTTGAGAACTCGAAATGATTGAACCAGAAGCAATGTCAAATGCTCTAACTCCATTGTAGTTTATGTCGTTCAAAACTACTGAAGCGTTAGGAATTGTAATTTGGGTAATTTGACCTGCAACTAAAGATGCACTGTAGTTAGCATCAAAGTTGATAGCTGAAAATGGAACGTTAGCTGATCCTGAAAGTACGGTTGACGCACTAACTGAAGCAGAAAAAGCATTCAATGAATAGTTGTACCTACCAGCACCGTATAGAGCTCCTGAAGCGGCATTACCGAAGTTAGAACCTGTTGTACCGTACAATGAACCATTGTAGTTGAACGGAGAAGCGGTACCGTTTGCACCACCGTATTGGAAGTCCAAATAGAATACCAGGCCTGCAGGTAAATTCATCGGTTGAACTGAAACGAATTCCTTCGCTGCAATTTGACCAAAAATTTTCCTTACAAGGGGTAGAGCAACTCCTGCCCATTGTTCACCAGTACCTGGTGTAAATGTTGCGTTACCGGAAGAACCCTGTGAAACGCCACCGTTAGTTTGAGAAGCCTCAACAACTAGTTGTTTTGCTTGACTCTCGAGGATCATCGCCATGTTAGCGCGATCGTAGTCCTGCAAGCCTTCCAAAAGGCCAGACTTGGCCCATTTTTTTGCTAAACGCTGAGCAACGGTGAATTGTGCTTGCGATGCATTTTGAGCGGACTCGTTTAGTAAATTTTGTACTAAGTTTGCCATGATTGTTATTTAATTTTTTTGTTTTTGTTTATTTTATTCCCGCCAATTTTTGCATTCTCGTAACGAAAGGATCTGCTTCTGTAATGTTTTGTTTTGGCGCGTATCCGGCGGGTTTGGATGCGTACCCGTTAAAGCTCTCTTTCAATGTTTTTTTCGTAGCCGAAATAGATTCGTTAAGAGTTGCATAAATGTTTTTAACTTCTTTTACACTAGATGCTCTATCAAAAGCTCCAACAACTTTTACTTTTTGTGATTCTGTTAGAGATTTAGCTTTAAAAAGTTTATTCATGTAAAGCAATTTAGCATTCAAAAGATTAACTTCGTTCAAAGAACCTCTAAGTTCTTCAATAGCTTTTCTAGCTTCTTCCATTTCTTTTTTGTGCTTGCTTTCGTCAACTTTTTTCTTACGCTCTTCCATTTTCTTTTTACCTTCTTCCATGTCGTGTTTTTCTTCGAGTTCTTCTTCTGATTCCTCTAGTTCTTCTTCAGACTCTTCGAGTTCTTCTTCTGATTCCTCTAGTTCTTCTTCAGACTCTTCGAGTTCTTCTTCTGATTCCTCTCCAAGAATTTCGTCTAAATCAACGTCAGCATCGTTTCCTTCCATGTCTTCTTCTCCAGCTTCCATGCCTTCTTCACCGGAAATAAAAGGCGCTAAAGCTTGTTTAAGTTGACCAAAAGTAAGAACAATTTCTTCATCGTCCTCTCCACCTTCTGGAACTTCTTCTTCGTCTCCTGCTTCTTCTAGATCCTCACCTTCTTCTTCGTAATCTTCGTCGATTTCTTCCAATTCTCCAAGAATTTCTTCCAGGGAAGCTTCGTCCATTTCTTCTTCGGATTCTTCGAGTTCTTCTTCTGATTCTTCAAAATCTTCAATATCAGTTCCTTTGTAACTCTTCGGAAGTTTTAATTTTTTACTGTAAATTTTTTCCTTACCAGCTCCGAATCCATTATCTTTTGGTTCTTTGTCAGTCGACTCTTCCAAATCTTCTTCCAAATCTTCTCTTAAAGATTGTTTAACGATTGCTTCCACTTGGGGAGCGAAAGTTTCTTGCAGTGTTGCTTTTGCGTTGGCGATTGCGCTAGCTCTTAGTGCCTTTGCATCAGCAATTGCTTGTTTGTACATGTTTTCTTGCATGTTAATTATGTTATGTGATTTTCGATTGCTTATTGTAGTGTTTCAAGCAATATGTGTATGTTATACGAGTAGCGTTATATTATGAGTATAATAACGCATATACGAATAAATATCGGTGTTTTTTCTAAAACGTAAATTTACTAAAAAAATATTTTAGTGAATGCAACAAATACCACTGACATTACAAATTATGTCTGATATCATTTTATTTGCCCTAGAGTATTTATCTTCCAGTTTAATAGTCCTATCGTAAGATTCTTGCAAACCGCGACTTCCCATTGGTTTCATGTATGCTCCGTAAGTAGATGGAGTAGAGACAAAATCCCAACATATTAAATCAAGATCGTCTTCCACTTTAACAATTCCCTCGCCTATGGAAGAAACTGACCCCATGGCTCTTGAAGAAATTCCAACACTTATTTGATTTTCAAATAACTGTCTAAGTATGTTTCCTGAGGGTGTGGGTAATATTTCTATTTTTCCGAATAAATCCTTGCCTTGCCACCACAGTTCCAATATGTTATGACTAACATTTTTTAAATTAATAATAGAACTATTTCCAGACCAAAAGGGTTTTTCATTATCTTTACAATAAAAATTACCATTTTTAACAGTTACGCAGTGCACAGTATCATCATAATCAATTTCTTCAGCTTTTAAAAATCTATAATCTAAAGATATAGAGTGATTTTTTTTGATCCAAAGTCTATATAAAGTACTTTTATTTTCGGCTTTTATTACATGATTAGCATATACATAATCTTTTTTAGTTATATACTCTTTTATAACTCCTGAACCACCCAATTTAACTAAAATTTCATCTAAATCCTCTATTAATTTTTTAGACACAGTAAAAACAGATTGTCTTTCGTATCCATTAAAATTAATAGTAGTGCCGTCTCCCAAAAGATACCAATCAAAAAACTCTTTAAGTAAATCTTTAGAAGCTTCCTTTATTTCCTTAGGAATATATTTAGAGTATTTATCTCCCAGTGGATCTAAATAATTCCATAATCTTTTATCATAAGTATAAAATACTAATCCTTTAGAATTATCTCTTTTTCGTTCTTTCCACTCCAATTCGGGAGATAATTTTTCTAATAAACTTCTAAATTTATCTGCTTTTTCTCCATCATTTTGAGATATATAAACTCCAGATGATTCTGAAGGTCCGCAATGACCCTCTGCTAAATAAAAACCTAAAAACCCAAACCAACTTTTAGCATCTAAAATTAAAGGTTTTTCAAATTTTAATCTCTTTTCTTTAGATATTTTTGCATGACTATGACTATGTAATTCAAAGACTTCATAAGATATACCGTCTAAATATCCTTTTGAATCAATAGGAATTCCCAAATGAGTAGATATTTTTTTATCAAAAATCTCTTGAGCCGTAACTTCTGAATAATTAAAGTGCCTATCAGTAGTCACAAATCTATGATTAGGAGTTACTAATACATCAATATTTTTATTTCGAATGTTTATCATTTTTCCACGATAGGGCTCATTAATAACCCTTTCAACAATATTCCATTCACATTGACTAGTTAGCGTATTTAAAGTCATGACTTTTTCACCAACAATTACATCTTTTATTTTTTTCCATCCAGATTCTGTCATTATTTCTGCAGATGGACGATGGCATTCCGGATGATCTAGTTCTCCTAGTGCACGATTTTCTTTTATAGGGCCCGCTATATACTTTTCAACTTGAAGTTCTAAAATATCGTAGGGGTATATTCTCTTATTAGCATTTGGCTTATCACTGGCCTGCACTTGTCCAGCGACCACCATGTTGCCATTACGATTTTTAATTCCTTCGTGTAATTGACCGATTGGGTGAAATAAAGAGTACTCTATTAATAATTGTTTGCTCATCTTAATACGAAGTATAAGTTAACCCCTTTTGCTGCGCTTGCTTTTCATCAGCGCTTCCTTTTTTTACGGACAGGGTAGTTTCTCCTGTTTGTGCTGCTCTGATAGTCTGTGGATCTATGACTTCTTTTTTGATCTTTTTGAATTTTTTTCTATCCTCTTTTAAATTTTGTTTGGATACTTCTTTTAGTTTATTAAATAATTCTTTGAGTTTTCCCTGGCCACTTAACCAGTTTTGACCTGATTTTCCTAAGTTTGGTAGTTTTGAAAAAGCATCCTCTTGGGGAGTTTTTTCTTTTTTTATGGGTTCCAAACCATCAATATTCACAGTGTGATAAAACATTCCAGTGGAAGCTTTTATCAAAGCTTCTATTTTACCATATTTATCCTTTTTAAAACCGTCTATTCTAACTTTTTTTCCAAATTCATCCATCACCTCTTGGCCAGTTTTAAATTGGTTACCATCAGCATTTATTACAGGTTCTTTTACAGGTTCTTTTTGAATTTCTTGTCTTCCTCCCAATTCGTGTTCTATTACATTTATTTGTCTAGAAATTTGTATTGGTTGACCCTGTTCGTCTGCAGATTCCAATTCGAGGTATAAAGTACCGCCCTTAATGTCTTTTATGGTTCCTGAATCGCATCCAAAATCTTTACGATCTTTTTCAGGTAAAGGTACTGCTTGGCCTATTCCAAATCTATAATGAGTGTCCTCTAATAAACTAACTTTTTTTTTAAAAATGTCAGTAAACAAATTTTCAACTATTTTTTCCTTTTTTGTTTCTGGCATGACTTCTTTTATGCCCTTGGCCTTTTTTGCTTTATAAGTCAATTCTTTTACGCCCTTGGGTTTTCCCTTTCTATTTTCAGTTTTTGGAGCTTTTTGAGCTTTTAATTTTTCTTGACCCTTAACTTTTTTCATTTGTTGATATTTGTCAACAAAATTGTTCTTTTTTACCTCTTCCCATTGAAGTTTTTGGTCTTGTTTTTCTATGTCTTCTGAATTAATGAACTGAGCTTCCCTGTATGCCATTGGATCGGCTGCCATTTTCTTAGCTACTTTTTCCCTAATTTTTATGTACGTTGGTTCATCAATATTAGCCAATTTATCAATTTCAAATTGAATGGCCTTTTTAAATCTGTAGGGATTTAATTTGTCAATGATAGCAGTTATTTCTTTATCGTCCTTTGCCCATTCCCTAATTATACTTCTATTTTTAAGAATTTGCTCTGCATCCTTAAAGGACGTAAGATTGGTAATAAACGGTAAATTATTATCCCTACGAACTTCGTAAAGGAATTTGGATTCCGTAATTTTTCCCAACTTAAGCTGTTTATATAAATCTACTGTAGTCATTGTGTGTAGTTATAAATATTTGATTATCTGCCTTGACCGTGATATTCTTTTGGTCTTTGGGAGTGTTTATTGTACGATTTTTTAGCGTTTCCCATTTTTTTCTTACCAAAAGTAGTCTTTCTGCTTGATACAGAAGTAGTAGGTTTTGCCATTTATTTATCTAGTTTTTTAATTTTTTTGTAAGCTTCTGCAACTTTTAATTTTAACTTTTCTATGGATTTTTTAGTTCTACTATCACTCTTACCCTCAGGAATTGTGTTTTGATAAGGCATTTCTTCCTTCAACCTAGTTGAGTATTCTAAAACTTTGTTTAATTCAGATAATTTTTTTCTAACTAACTTTACTGCTTCGTGATATTGCTGATTTCCGTCTCTAATTTTAGTTTCTTTCTTAAACGTAGAATAACTTTCAGTCAAAGATTTAGTTTCCCAAAGGTCCTTATATATAAATCCGCCTTTTGTGGGCCTATTTGGTATTTTTGGTGCATCTTTCCACCCCCATGAATCTTTTGCGTAATTTTTTGCTTTTCCTGCAGCTAATTTAGGTTCAACGTCCTTAACAGTTTTTTTAAACTTCTTTTTTTCTTTTACAGTCGTTTGAGTTCCTTGGTACCTTTGAGAGGATGGATTTCTTAAATCTTCTTTTAGCTCTGCATTATATTTTTTCTTCGAATTATTAAGCCCTGGAGCGTATTCTTCTCCTGTTCCTGATTGAAAGTTTGCGCCTGCGCCAGTTGCACACGAACCTCCGTCTTCTTCCAAAGATCCTTGTTTTGGTTCGTAGCTCAAATAAGCATCAGGTCTCATTTCATTTTTAATCTCTATATAATCCATGGGTTTTCTAACGTATTGAATTGCTTGATCAACGAATTGATCAAAGTCCCTATTCAACATGACATAATACCCACTTCCAGAACTATCTATAGGTTTAAATTTCCCCTGATAATCATTATTAAGTAAAGTTACTAATCCTTCGTTGCTAAGGGCAAAAACTACATCTGGGTGTTCATCTTCGGTTAGCATTTTTTGAGCAAAAAATTGAACTGAAAATTGTTTTTTCGTCATTCTATTGATTTTAGCTCATCTATTAAATCATAATACTGTAAAATACTAGTTACAACTTCGTCTTTTACACCTATGTTATCCTTTATAGGAACTATTAATTTTATAACTTCATTTAATTTTATGGCTATTACTGGGCTTTCAACTTTTTTTGAAAGTCCCAAAAGTTCTTTTTTTATTGATGTCAATCTTTTATTCAGGGATTCTTTTAAAGTTTGAGTGTCAGATATACTAGCTATATAATCTTTTAAAAGTCCTTTTTGTTTGGCTGATAGAGTTCCGTACTTATCATTAAATTTTTCTACTAGAATTTTATAAGTCATCAATCTAATTTCCTTGTCCTCCTTCATGAGTTCTTCCACTAAAGAAATAGGTACTTTTTTATCTTTAAGATTATCTTCGCTTATCCTCTCTAATAAATTTATTTTGTTGGAAATTATCTGCTTTGTATCACTTTGTTTAGAGTGTTGTGATTCAAAAATTGTGTATATAGAAGCGTAAGATTTGTAATTTTCTACTTTTGCCTTAAAAAAATCTTCTAATTTATAACTTCTTTTGATTTCTTTGATTAAGTTATATTTTAACCTATTGGATGTTTCGTAATCTATTTTTTTATACTGATCAATAATAGTAGAAATTAATATTTCTGCTTTAGATTCTGTTAATTTTTTACTATTAATTAAAGAATTGTACAAATTGTACTCTTTTCCAAGTTCGGTATTTGTAAAATACTTTTTTAGTATTTTCACAGCCTTTGAATCTTTGTTTTCCAAAAGATCAGCCGTAGTTTGTCTAACTAATAATTCAAATAAAATTCCAGTATTTCTGTATTTACTATGCTTGATCATCGAAAGTAGTTACGTGTATAGCCCATTTTGCTACCAATAAATATGTTATTATTTTTCTAAGTCCTCTAGTATGTTATCTTCGTCCAAAGTTGATTCAAATAGAGTTGTTTTAGTTTTTGGGAACATTTTTTTAAGAGTTCCTTGGTACCTCAAAAAAATTGCTTTTGTGTCAGCAGTGCTTTCAAGATTTAAAGGGCCCCCCTTAAATTTTGGTTTAAAACTATCTTCTCCTGTTTCAGCATTTGATTTTAAATCGTAAGATCCCAACCTATCCCTACCAAAAGGAGAATCATCAGTGGCGTAAGTAGATTTGTACTTTTGTGGTCTTCCTGGGACTTTCGTCGGTCTGTTGGGATCTAATTCATCATACCCGGAAGGTACATCCAAAGTACCATCCCCCTTACCTCCATAAAGACTGGCGAGCTGGTGAGGAGTACCGAAAGCTTGACCGGTTTCCACAGGATCATTACCCTCTTCTTGTATTTGTTTGTATCTAAATTTTCTTTTCTGATCTTCTATAATCATGTCCTCCATTTCTGTAAATTCATCCTCTGAAATGTGAAATACATTCTTCCAGATATAATCCCTCGGTAGTGTAGCGGCATCTGATGCCTGATTAATCAGATCTACTTTTTCTTTTAACATCGCCAATCTTTCCTGTTCGTATATTATTGATGGGCCTGTCAAACTCAATTGAAAATTTGCAATAGATTCGTCAGTATAGCCATTAGCATATAAGTGAACCAAAGCTATTTTTTTAAGTTCCGAAACTATAATTCTTTGAATTCTTTCTATAGTTCTTGCAAATCTAATGTCTTCCGCTGCTAAAGTTGCTTTACCAGTAAGATCTTTTTCGTAACCCATGAAAGCTTTGGGTATTTTTAAAGCCGCAAAAACTTTTTCTCTAAAATATTGAACGTCCTCTATCCCATTGTAAGTTAACCCTGGAATTGTATCTATTCTAGTTGTATCCCCATTTCCCCTAAAAGGAATGAAATAATCTTCTAACATGTTCATTTCATTATACTTCATGTTGTACATGCCAGTTTGAGGATCAACAAGTGGAGTTTTTTTCATCTTATTCATCATCTTCTGAATATAACTTTCCACTTCCATGGGAGGAATGGCCCCCACATTAACATAATACGCTCTTTTGTCTGGAGCTCTCACAATTCTGTGAATGAGCATCGCGTCTTCTATCAGTGTATACTGTTTAAATAACTTTCTTGCATTTTCTAAATATGATTTTCCGTAAGGTAGATAATTTACATCACCCACGAATCTAAAATGTGCCATTTCGTAATTATCAAACCAAATACCCGGATCTTGATTATTGTAAGCAGAGGTGTATCCAGTAGTGGATCCTAGAGCTGCGTTTGGATCAAATTTAAATCTAACTTCGTTTGGATTATGAGGATTAAAACCCTCTTGTCTAACTATATTGTAAGCAGAAAAAGGAATTACATTGTACACACCAAATTCCTCGGAAATTTCCATTTTTAAGTAAAAATCTCCGTACTTACACATATTTCTAACCCAACCCCAAAGATTAAATTCTATGTTCAACACTGAATAAAACAATTGTTCTAATATATTTTGTATGTTTTCATCAGCAGAAGTAATTCTAAGAAGCACTCCAGATTCGTCTTTTAACGTGCAGTTGTGAGTGTACAATTTTGATCCATCCTTTGTTTCTATTGCAAATATGTGATTGTTTCCTGCATTGACAACGTCGTACACGTCCTCGTATCCACACTCTTCAATGCTTATTACTTTGTGGTTAGTTGATTTAGCAAAATCTGTCAAAGTAGAATACCCAGTATTACATACAATTCTTCTCAGTATGTCGTCTGACACATTATTTTTTTCACAAAAATCTTTTACAAGTAGTCGTTTATTTTCTTTATAAGTGTCATTGCAGTATTGTCTAAACAATGTTATTATATCAGCTGCATCCTCAATTAATATTTTATTTATTAGTACTTTTGTATGATTGCAATTGTACTGCTTAAATAAAATTCTAATTATTTTTCTCCACTCATATTTGATAATCCCTAGCTCATTTTGAATCTCTTTTAGTATATTTTTATGTGGATTATTTTTTATTTTTGTTATTATGTATTGTAAAGATACATCCTCTTTTCTCACAGCATTTTTGTAGTATCTTCCATTTTTTTCTTTTAATAGCTTTTCACCGTTTCCATACATTCCATTTTTATTCCCACTTTTTCCGTACACTTCTTTTCTTTTTTCGGAAGTTATACTGTTTAAGTAATTTTTAATAGCCAAAGATTTTTTTTCACTTAACTCTTCTCTATTTACATTTTCCCAAAATTTCTTTTGCCCTTCTATCAGTCTATTGTAGTAGTAATCTTTTAACTCACTGTTTTTATTTATGGTATTCCACAGCTGCTTATTGTATTCGGCATGTATTCTATTGTGATCAGTCCAATTTACCCACTGGAGATACTCTGGACTATTATTTCTTTTATTAAAAGAAGAGTGGTGAATTATCTTTGTTTCATTTTCATTCAAAG